TATTTCTCGTCTACATGTAGTTTTAGTTTCACCATTTGAAATAAATGAACAAAATTTTGAGCGTTTAGGTACGTTAATTATTCCATTTTTTCGTCTATTAGATTCTTCAAGCAAATAATCATTTGTGTATGATAACCATAGAGGATATCTAAAATTATTTTTATCAGTTTTATCAAATGTTAAATTAAAATCAGCATCAGTACGAGGTGAGAATGGTTCTCCAGAATAAAATATTTTTCTAGTATTTGAATATTTTTGATGTTCATATCCAAATATACTATAAAATAAAATATCCGGATTTTCGTTAGGATTAACAAGTGTTATATTTTTAATGCCTGAATATTTTAGTATATTTGTAATAAAATTATTATTAAAATCAAAGAACCCTCCACAATATTCTTCATTCCACCAATCACAGAACGAGATTTTTAAGAAATCTTTGTTAATAAAGTTAAATTCAAATCTGGATGGAGCACTAGTTTCACTTCCAACAATTGCAATTTCCCTATGATCAACAATACATTGTGTTGTGTGATAATGTATTAAAATATCTCCATATGATCTTGGATTATCACAAGCACATTTAATTGTACATTTATTTACAAAATCAAGTGCCTTTTTAGCTGCTTTTTTACTTATGATATATGCATAAGTTATATTCCAAAACTTGTAAGTATCTTTTATAAATATTTTTATTTCATTGTTTTTAGATATGTCTATCTGATCTTGGCTATTCGCATGATTTATGCCTAGAGATAAATGTTCGGCATCATGTTTTTGAAATAATATACAATGTTGGTTTAATTTATTTTTAAAATCGTTACATAATTCAACATCATCTTCTAAGACCACATAAAAATCATTATCATTGTCATTACATAATTGGTTCCATAATTTTAAATGACTTAATGCACATCCAATTACACCTTTTCTATTATCAAAATTATTATCTTTAAATAATAATGCAAGTTCTGGTGTTTCTGTTAATTGACCTCCGTCAACTGCTTCAATAATTTCAAAATTTTCTATATCATGTTTTTTAAATTGTTCTATCATTTCTATTTTTCTATTTGTATGTCTTTTTAAATTAACAACCTTTATAAAGTTTGAATTAAAAGTTCTATTTATAGAATACTCAACTTTTTCATTATATTCAAATGTTTTTAAAATTGTACCATCTAAATCAGTTATAAACATTTTCTTTCTAACTCCAAATAATGGGTCTGTAAATAAATTTGCTCTGTAATTGTCGTCTGGATGAATATAAACATAATCATTAATTGTCATTTTATCTAATACAATTTGTGTTACATCAATATTTGTTTCTTCAGTTCCATATTTGAACATAACATCAAGTTGTTTATCAGATTTGTTCTGTGTACTATTCTGTGTTTCATTAATTGTTGATTCTTCCGATTTATTATCATCATAAAATAATTTGGTCCATTCTTTTGCCCTATTAGCCCAACTACATGATAATGCATATTCTTTTCCTCTTTTCCTAATTTCATTCTTTCTCTTTATTGTTAAGTTTAAAATAGTTGATATTTCTTCACCTCTTTGGACTGGAATTCCATAATCTCCTAATGTATTAACAAGACCAGCAATTGGATAATAAATACAAATTACTTCAGACATAAGCATTTCCATAGATGTTATACAAGATGTTTCATTAAAATTAGTAGGATATAACCAAAATTCAGCACTCGCCATGAGTTCATATAATTTTTCTCTATTTAAAGTTCCCAGATGTGTAATGTTATCATATTTTTTAATAATTAAATCTAATTGTTTCTCATAATCATTTTGAGGGAAATTATTATATGAAGCAATAAATAATTGGGAATCTGGCAATTCTTTTACAATTTCTTCCCACAATTCTAATAGACGATCTAATCCTCTTTCTGAACAAGAAGTATAAATAAACCTATTAGCAATTTTTACTGGTTTATAAATAAATTTATCAACAAGAATGCCATTATTAATAGTAACAATTTTATCTTTTAGCTGTGGAAATTGTTGAGCAAATAAATTTTTATGCCATTCTGTTTGACACACACAATTATTAATTTTTGAATTCCATTTATTAAGAATAGAATCTACATCTAAATTACAACCGTATGGATATAATAAAACATCATGACCCCATATATAAGATTTCCAAAAAGATGTTTCCGGAAACATTTCATAAAATGCTATATATCTTGATACAATTACTGTATGAAATGGTATTGTATTAACTAGATTTTTAAGATTATTTAAATTAACAAAAGTAATGTTATCAATTTTTTCTTCTGATACAGCACCTCCAACATAAATTTGAAAATCACTAGGAAAATATTTTGCTAAATTACAAACTGCTGTTTCTGAACCTCCAAGAGCATTATGAATACTATATGTAAAATTCCATGATACATTAGCATATCCAGTATAAATTAAAATATTTTTACTTTTTTTACACTCCTCTGATGAAAAAGTAGTTTTTATTTCTTTAAATGACTTGAAAACAATACCATATTTTTCAAATTGTTTTAAAAAATTATGTTTGGTCAAATTAATATTCATATTTTGTTCTATAAAATTAATATAATTTTGAAACAATGGTAAGAAATTTTCTGAGCTAATACATTGTTCAATAAAGAATTGTAAATTATATAATAAATTTCCTAGAAAAAAATCATCATTTATAGGATGTTTTTTTGTGAAAATAATTTCATACATTTTAACAATAGATTTTTTTGCTTCCGGTATCATTTCTTTTACTCTATCAGCAATAAGAATTATATAATATGGAAGATAAAAATTTGCCTTATCTGTTTCAATGAAAAGTTTTCCATCATTATTACTTTGTAAATATCTATTCTCATAATAATCTTTTATTATACTATAATAAGCATAAGCTATATTATTTAAATCTGAAGTACAATAATGATTAATTAGATGATATAAACATTCCATTCTTTCATTATCATATTTAAATGACTCAACTAAATAATATAACGCTTTTTCTTTTTCTCCAATTTTATTATATTCATTAAATAAATTTAAACAACTCATATATTTTTCTTGACTCCAATTATCATTATTTAAAGTAATTTTATACCATTTAATTGATTCTTCAGATTTTCCGGCATCTTTATAGCTATTAGCACAATAGAATCCATATCGTAAGTAAAGATTATCATTATTTTCTTTGGCTTCATAATATGCTTCTTCTAATATTTTCGCATCTTTAAGATATTTTTGAGGATCACTATTTCTACTTCCGCGTCTCCCTGAAACTACATAATAATCTCCTTGAAGAGTAGTAATTTTAGGATTTGGTTTCAAACAATTTATATATTCATGTATTACTGATTGATAATTCCATTTTATTCTATTATTTACTAACAAAATTCTTTGATAAGAAATCCCAGCTGAAGATCCAAAATTTAATAAATATCCATCATTATCCATTTTTGTGGGCATTTTAATATTTCCATGAATTTCATCGTCAGCATCAAATACAAATAATAAATCCGTTTTATTAAAAGCCGCTTCTATAGCAAGAGTTCTATTATGAGCAAAGTTTTTCCAGGGATGGTTATGGATTTCACCTTGAATATCTTTTGATTTAAAAAATTCTTTAATAATAATTTCTGTATCATCAGTTGATCCTGTATCACAGATTACCCAATATGAAAAATTAATTTTATTACAAAGCATTTCTAGAGTTTCTTTAATTATATGTGATTCGTTTTTTACAATCATATTTAAACAAATTGTAGGGGGAATCTCATTTATTTTTAATTCCATAACAATAATATTTTCTTCTTTTTAACTTAAAAAAAATAAAAATATTAATTTAAATATATTTATATTTAAATAAAAATTGTAAATTACATATATGGATAAAATTTCATTTATAATTCCAAATAAAAAAAATCAAAATTTACAAATACAAAAAGATATTATTGATAATAAAAATGAAAATAATATTAAACAAACAAATTATACTAACAATCTTATTGATTATATAAACATAGCTCCAAATGTTTTTAAATTTGGAAATATTAATTTTAATATTGAAGATGATATTTATGCTTTATATAATAAAGCATGTTTAGTTAAACAAGAAAACAAATATAAAGCAATTGAAATGTTTAAAAAATGTTATAAATTGATAAATAAAAATACAAAATTAGAAATAAAATATGAAATTTATATAAATTTAGGTTTATTACTGTCTGAAACAGATGGTAATAAAGATGAAATCATTAATTATTATGAAGAAGCTTTAATAATTTCACCAGATAGAGCTGAACCATATTTTTATTGTAGCATATATTGTAATAAAATACATAATTATGAAAAATCATATGAATTTTTAAAAAAGGCTTTATTATTGTCATATGATGAAGTAAATTTAAAATATCCTGGAACTCAATTTACTTCATATGGAAAATATTTGTATGATGAACTTTCAGTAGCATGTTTTTGGTTAGAAAAATATGAAGAATCTAAAATTTTATTAGAACAAATTATTGATGATCCTGATTTTAGTGAAAGTAGAGAGCGTATAAAAGCAAATTTAGAAATAACTAAATCAAAAATAATTTAATTTTATAGTCCAAATAATATTAAATTATTTTTTATTATTTTTAATTATTTTTTATTGTGACTGTAATAGTGATAAGTAGTCTTTATAATTATCAAAATAAGAATAATTATTGATAGTATCAATATCAAAAGAATTTAATTGAAACCCATCTTTAAATTTAAACATTCCAATTCCTCTAAAATTAATATTATAAAAATATTTAAAAATTTCAATATGTTCTTTGTGATTTTTTAAGATATGATAAATTACTTTCCAAATATCTCCCGTCCAATTTTCTCCGTATTTTAATATTCCATTTTCATAATAATGTTTAATAGGAATTTTAAGTTGTTCATTATAATTTAACGGTAAAATATCGTCTATAAATATTAATCCTTTATTGGAGAGTAATTTTAATGAATTATTTATATCTTTTAAAACATATTCAGTTTGATGCATTCCATCAATAAATATAATATCAAATATTGGGTACTCTTCTATAATATCATCTGAATCTAATGAAGATGTATCATTTAAATTAAATTGTTTAAAATAATCATCGGATGTTAGTTTATATACTTTCCCATTAACAACGTTAAATTTCGGATCTGGATCAACTCCCGTTTTATCTCTAAAATGAACATCATTAAACGTTTCTCCATATTCCACACCAATTTCCAAATATTTATAATTTATATTAGAATGTTGATTAATAATCTGAGAACGAGAAGTAATATTAGTATTGTATTTTGGTTTTTGAATATTAATATCAATAATTTCATAATCTGGAACAGATAAATAAAGATTTTTAAAATAATTGATTAGCTGATCGTTAGGAGTATCAATTAATGTATAACACTTCATACGATCAAAATTATATCTCTGAATTCTTTCTTGTAAATATTCAAGTGAACATTTATTTTCTAAAATAATAAAGTCATTTCTAGGATTAGTTTCATAAAGTCCAGTTATTTTATCTATATTTGCTAATAAACTATCCAAACCAATAATACAATATTGTTTATCAAAGTCATTATTAACAATAATATTACAATATTTATGTTTATATGATGAATTATCTCTTTCCCATATTTTAGAATGTTCTTCTATATATTTTTCATCCTCATATGCGCCTTTTTCTTTCATGATTTGATTAATTTTAAAATTTTCATAATAAATTGGTGAAATATAAATTGGACCAATACGATTAATTTCAGCATTTCTAATTAGAGAAAAATTATTATTAGAATCGTTTATATATTGTATATAACCTAATTTATGTATTTTGGCAACATTAGTGGAAATACAAGTTCTTAATATAATTTCATAATCATCACATATTGGTAAATATTCACAATAACTTCCCATTTCTAATAATACATCTTTTCGCCATATTCGTGGGTGATTTGGACAACATACTAAATGACTTAAAGTAATATTATTAATATTTGGGGTTATATAAATTAATCGCCATTGATTATTATATTTTTGAGAATAATATCCCCCATATCCTTTACAAATGAAATCTCCATACCACTGATTGGTGCTATTTTCATATACACATGCGCAATCATAATAAATAAACCCTATATCTGGTTTAGAATCAAATAAATCTGCTGATTCTTGTAATACATAAGGCATTAATTCATCATCATGATCCATTTCTAGAACATATTTTCCTCTACATAATCCAATTGTTTCATTTTTAACATTTCCAATACTTCCATTATTTGAAGATCTTCTGAAGAATCTAATTCGTGTATCATAACTAAAATTATCACGTAGAAATTTAAAATTATTATCATCAGGAGAATCATCAATTATTATCCATTCCCAATCAAGTAATGTTTGTTTTTGAAGGCTATTGTATACTCTTAAGATTTTATTATAAGAATTAAATGAAGGCGTGAATAAAGAAAATGTAGGTCGTGTAATAATACGATCTAACGAACATAAATTTATAAAAAGTGTATTAATTTGATTATTAAATGATAAAACATTTAAAAAAATTGGTGAA